CTGGCGCTCGGTCTTTACGGCGTCGCCGCGCTCTTTGCCGCCATCGACATTTTTTAGGTCGTCGGTATCGATCTTCACTTCAACTTCAATGTTATTCTGACCTTCTTCTTTTCCGGGCATGATTCGCCCTCCTTGTCTTTGATAGTTTTTGATCTCCCCACGCCTACGGAGTTGTCCGCGGGAACAGGAACGATCGATCTCTCAAGCGGCTCCCAACGCTTTACGCGATAAGTCTCCATCCCTTCTTCCTCTTTCTCGAGGATCATTTCGTGGATGATGTATCCCACCGACACGTTGCGTCTTATCCCGTCCAGCACGTCCTGGTAGATTTCCTCGGCCCTCGCCGACCGTGAGAAGCGCACCAACGCTTTCCCCCTTCGGTCGTCGACCCATGCCTTCTCTACCACTCCGATCTGGTCGCGATTGTCGTGGTGTAAAAGCAGCGGAGCTGCGTTATTGAGCCTGTCTATAACCACGCTTTCCTTGGAGTGATCGAGTATTTCGATACCCCAGTAGCGTTCATACGGCTCTTCAGAGCTGAACGACAGTTCAATAGTGCGCTCGTCGGTGTTTACGTCGCTCTTCCGTATTTCTATTGAACGGTATTCAATTTTGTTGTCCGGTGTCATCTGCTCCTCCAGGCTTCTTGTTTATGTTCGAAGGAACTGGCAGACCCAACTCCTTCATTCTTTGAATCTCATAGGCGCGCTGCTGGAGCACATCCTCGAGGTCAAGGCCGCGTTCAGCGAGCTGGTCCTGCAATGTCGTGAGATAGTTGTCCATACCATTCACCGCGGCTTCGATCTCTTTCTGTGGATCTATCCATGTCCAGCCCCTTCCGCGCCATGCGCATATGCGGTACTTCTGATATTTTGTTGCCGGCAGAGGGAGCACGGTAAGCAAGGCATACATAAGCCACGAATCGTGAATCGGATTACAAAAGTGCTCTATGAACCACCCCTGGAGAGTCTTCCATCCATCGCGCTCATCGAGAAGTCCAATTCTACCGGAGGAATAACTGACATCCTTCAGGTCGTTTGATAACGAGCTGTATGATACGTTCATTCCTGCTGAAATCCCATGGAGCGCTGCCTTTATAAACGGCTCGTATGACTGCTGAGGATAATCAGGATCGAATTCCTTGAAATCCACACCGACAGGAAGGCTTTCGAATGTACCTGGTTCTGCCGTAGTGATTGAATTGCCGTCTTCGTCCTCTTCCTCTCCTTTATAGTCCATACCCGGAGTTGTTCGTGTGAAGAAACCCATCTTCGCGGCCCCGATACGTGCCGCGATTATGTGCGCCTGATCGTAGGCGCCCAGATTATTCAGCTTGGCCATCGACGCGAATATCCATGGAACTCCGCGCGACTGCGTTGGTCTATCTTTCAAATACAAGTGCCATATTTCATCCGCCGATATACGTTCATATACTTTCCCCTGTTTGAGCGCGGATTGATATTGATCCCCCGGATGGTTTGTTAAAAGCCAATAGGCGACACGTCGGCCATCTGAATTGTATTCAATACCCATCCTGATCTTGTTCCCATCCGGGAGATCCTTGTTGTATTCAGTATCGAGGTGGTCACACTCAACGAGCTGGATTGCAAAACGGTAATTATTATATGGTGATGTGACGCGTTTAATTAAAACTTCACCGTCGCGAGCTATCGTCTGTATCGCGAGGTTCTCGGCATCCCTCAGTGACAATTCGCCGTCCAGTGTGCATGATCCAATACGGCTCCATTCCCTCCAGGCGTCCTCTATTATTCCATTTGCGTAAGAGTCAAATTTACCTCCCGGGTCTTTCGCTCGATTCTTATATGTGAATCCATTCGGCCCAACGACGTTCTGGCCAACGAGAGCAAGGAAACGCTTTACATACTCGTTATTTATGGCAAGCTCGCGGGAACGCGCGCGAAGTCTCGGTAGCTGATACCTCAGCGTAGAGTCCGCTGTAAGGTACGACCCCTGCCATGAATATGTCAGTCGATTCACCGCCGCTGCTTCATAATTCCGCTCCGCACGCTGCTGGGAAAGACGCTCCTTACGCGCCTTTCTGGCGAGGATAGCTTCATAGCTCCTTGCTGGCTTGAGGCCCATAGACTGAATGTATTCCGTTGTTTCGCGGTCCATTTACAGCCTCGTTTTTATGATTCGTCCAGATCCCAGACCCTTCGCAATACGCTCCGCGGCGAGTTCTTCCTGGTACCACGATATGTACTGCTGCCGATATCGGATGAGTTCATTCATTGGAATCTTGCTGATGCTGACGCCAGCTATCTGATATGACTCAACATCATCTGTCATGCGTCCCTCAATGCGCGCTTCAATTGCATCAAGCACCCTTTTGATGTGCGTTCGACCGTCGTATGCCGTTGATACAGCCGCGAGATTCTGTTTTATTGTTATTGTCCCGGATTCGATCTCTATTCTGTCCCCGGAATCGTTTACCGCGTAGCCGATATACCAGTAATTACCGGGGATATATTCAGCGGTTATTGTGGCGGGAACCTTGATATAGTGATCAGAGCCCACATTCCCGCACGATATCGTTATCTGCCCGGGTCCTCGCAGCTGGTAGGTAAGGGACCATTCCGGAGCGGGGTGCGCTCCTCCTGCCGTGGTTATTTCCAGCGTGCTTCCGGCTGTAAACGCCTTTGGTAACATGTCCCTCCAAACGTGAAAAGTCCGGTAATAGATTGATATCTATGATCACCCGGCCGCTCACGATATTAAGATGAGACATAATCTCAAGCGCATTATTTGTCAACTCTATTTTTGCCTTTTCGAGGTCCATGGTTACCAATCCGTGGCGAAATTACGCCGGCGCTTACGGTTTATCTGTCGAGAAATCGAAGGGTCCGGCAGCGGTGTTTTGTGTGTATTATCTTTCCTCTTGGACGACTTATCCCTTCGAGAAAGAATAGTCTCTATAGCCGGATTAAGTATCTCGTATGCGGCGAGGGCATAGACGAATACGTCGAGAGCTTCATTTCTGGGCCTTTTTTTCTTCCAGACCTTGACGATGTTTCCGGCCCGCCTCTGACTAACGAGCTCTTCCGCAGTGAGCTGCTGGAAGAATTCATGATTACACCATTCAGCTTTCGGAAAATGTACATACCCGGTTCCGAACTCTGAAATCTTCAGCCGTGCCATTATATACCGTTTCGCTGTATCGACACCGATCGAGAACAGGTCGATGTGATATCGCTTCACCCTGGACGGTTTGCCTATAATCGGGCGGCTGGGATCAGGAGTGTCAATACCCTTCACTGCATAAATGCGCCGAGCTCCTTTTTTACTGCAGAAATTGTATACCTCCTGGGCCTTGTATCCCGAGTCTATGCAGGTGCAGGCTGTTTTGAGCTTCTCTCCGGTCTCAGTATCGAAGGTCTTTTGCAGATAGATATCGAGATCATTCCATACTTCAGGCTTTGACGGATCCCCATAAATGACCTTGTAATCGATCCACCATCGCTCGAAATACTTTCCGTGTCCCATGACCCCTATTTCCAGCCGGTTATCCTGGACATCGACTCCAGCTGTAAGCACCGCCACCCCGGAGGGCACCGGCGCCGGATACTCTTCAACTCGTTTTAAAAGTTCATGCTCGTCGGCCGATTCTCCACGCTCCTCCCATAATTCACCGAGCACCGTATTCACGAATACTTTCAGGGCCTCCGGGTCCTTCTCCGCTTCCAGGAAAGCCGTGACGATCTTCTCCAGGGTACCCCATGGCGAATACAATTCCCAGATATGGAATCCCACGACACCCTTGAACGGCGCCGTAGCGCGCCATTCTCCAGATTGCACCATATCGTTTATATCCCGGTCGTCGAGAACCGCCCCGCAGTTCTCACACACGTAAAATGCGGTCTCGGGATGGTGCGTTCCATCAGCATCGCGGTCCCATTTTACATTCGACCATTTCAACACCTGATGCGTGCCACAGTGTACGCATGGAACAAAATAATATCGCTTATCGCTCTTCTCCCATTCTATCTCTATTCTACTCTCGCCTTTTGTAGAGGGTGTGCATACCGAAATAATCAGTCTATCATCATACGTCTGTGTACGTTTCTCGGCAAGCTTGAGCACATCCCCCTCTTTCCCTGCCGAGACCGGGAATTTGTCGACCTCGTCGAATATGACAGCCTTTATCGGTCGAAAGGCAAGGTTCGCCGGCGAATTTGCGCCTACCAGTGTGATATGACCTCCCGGGAACTTTTTGTGGAGTATCTTATTATCGCTATCCCTTGTTTTGGCTGGCTTCAGGCGACCTTTCAGGACGTGGGTGTCCCGGAACATCGGCGCCAGGCGGTCTTTGCTCCAGTCCTCCGCGGTGTCCTGTTTCGGGAGAACCACCAGTATCGGACACGGATCCAGATGGACATACCGACCGATCACGTTGAGTTCAAGCTCTGTTTTCCCCACCTGAGCCGACGACATCACTGTAACACGCTCGATCGTTGGATCAGAGCATGCGTCCATTATTCCCCGCAAATATGGGACGGTATCGGTGGACCAGGGCCCCGGAACAGATGAGGATTCGGGGCTCAGGTGGCGATATGTATCAGCCCACTCACTGACCGTCAGGTTCGGCGGTGGTTCCAACTTCGCGAGTACCGACTTTGCCGTCGCTATCGCGATCGCCAGATGGCTTTCCCATGTCAATCTCAATGGCGCTCATCTCCTTCAGTATTCTATGTCCAAAGTCCTTGATGACCTTTTTCACCTCTGATTTACGCTTCATGCCAAAAACCTTGTTCGCCAGCTTCGAGTCCATGCTGAGGATCCTCGCCCGCAGCGCGAAGATAACTCTGGACCATACATCCTCGACAACCTCCCGATGGAGCAGGACTCCCGTTTTTACCTGGAATTCAAGTTCAGCCAAATCAGCCCTCGCGGATTTGAGACGAGCGTCCTCAAGGTCTTTATCCAGGCGCTTCGGCTTCTCCTGTTCGATCATATACGCTATGTATCCCTGGACAGATTCCACCAGGTCATACTTCCCCCGCAGCTTCTTTTTCACTACGCCTATTTCGGCGAGCTGCTGAACCCGACGCTCAGTGAGCCCGAGCACAGATCCGAGGCTGATATTGACTGCGGGATCATTTCGCACAGTCTCCGAAAACGAAGTCTCCTTTTTTACC